GGTACTCGTCTACCTGGGTTTGGCCAGGGGCGCGCAAGACCTCGACCTGACATATATTAAAGTTATAGCCGTCGGCGGTACTGATAGACCAAAGAGCCGCCGCTAGGTTATCAAGGATACGACCGTCTACCGGCTTAGCGATATCACTAACGACGACGCGACGGGTTACGCTCGGTAGTGAGTACCCGTTAGCGTCCTCGGCGACTAAGCTAAACTCGTATAGTTGGTCGTCCTCTAGCCCCGTAACAGTAAAAGACCCGGTTACGCCGCCAGTACCTACAAACGTACCGCCGCTCGTCCATAGCCCTACGGGTATACCGTTAGGCCCGCTCATACGTCGGTAGAGCGCGGTAGTTTGTACGTACCCCGCGTCGGTCGGCGGCGTTACTGTAACCGTAACGCTCGTACCGTCGAGGTCGTTTACTAGGTCGTTAAATGTCGGGGCCGCTATAGCCATTTATTTTGCTTCCCATAACTTGTTAACCGCCTTAACCGTCGCCCGCTCGTACCGCCTACCCATAGAGAGGATAACGCCCCAAGCCCCCATACGCGGCGGTAACGTTACCGACTCTTTAAGAGCAAACATAGGTGTTGGCTTGGGGTCGTTTTTGCTCGACTTAAAAAATATAATACCCTTGGCTACAAACGTTTGCCGCCCCGGTAAGTCCCTGGGGCCTATTCTCGCAACCCCCGCCGCCGTCTTCGCCGCGTCTAAAGGTATCGCTAAAAATTTTACGTTCTTAGCCGTGATAGTCCCGCCCTCTTCTTGTATCCTCGCGTACTTGGCCTCGTTTACAAAGGTCATAGTTATATTTTGAAAAGCTATTCGCATTTCAGGAAGCGCCCAAGACCTTGCAAGTTGGCCGGTACGGCGTTTAAGGTTACGGCTCGTTACCCGCTTAAGTTTTTTAGTCGTTTGTATACCCTCGACCCGCCAGTACTTACCAATGGTACGCGGGGCCTTTACGGGCCAACGTTCAAACGAGGCTATAACATTTTCAAGGTTTGGGCTACTAATCGTAAGCGCCCCGCCTTTGTTTATAACCGCCATTACATACCTCAATTAAGGATAAATAAAACGCCTTAGCCCGTCTAGCGCCGTCTCGACCGTTGGTAAGAGGTCGAGGGGCTTAAACTTGGTAAAGGTCGTAGACATACCCGCCCCGCCTACAAGGTTCATAGAATCAATATCAACCTTATCTTTTTGCTTCCAATGAAATACGACTTGTGTTATTAAGGCTTGCTCTAACTCTGGGTAAGAACCTACAAGCCCGGCCTCGTTAACTATGAAGCTCGCGTCGGTCTCGGGTACTGTACCGGGCCAAGCTCCAATAATGGTTAATTGGTTCTCGCTATCGACCGTAGCTATCTCGTAAGTACCGGCGTTATCGCCCGCCCTTATAGTTACGGTCATATCGTCGGCTACTAAGTCGGTAACAAACGTAGACCCGGCGCTAACCAAGGTCGAAGCGTTTAGCGTAGCGTCGGTACCCTCTATAACCGTCTTGGTTGCCATACCGCCGGTATAGACGACCTTAAGCGCTTGGGGGCCGTCGAGTAAAGACCGTATAAACTCTACCCGGCCCTCGTCCTCTTCGCGAGGATATACCCGATAGTCCGAGGGGTACGTAAGGGCGGTAGAGTACGACGGGCTTACCCCGGCGTCGTTATAGATTGCTACGAGCGGGTCGCCGTTACCGTCGAGACCAAAGGGCCAAGCCGGGAGCCAAAGTATCATATCATGTTTGCATACGTCCTCTAACAAGGTACGCTCTCGATACTTTATTTTACGGTCGAGTACGTCGGCGAAAAGAAGCGAGTAACCATTAATCAAGGTCGAGACCTTGGCCTTCGCCCCGTCGCTCTTAATACCCTCTAACCATGGTAAAACCCGGTCGAGAGTACTTAGCAGTAGCTTGTCCTTATACCGATTCATACGACCCCCTAGTCTTACCCTCGTCTACGTTTTTTCTTGGTCGTCTTCTTTTTCGGCTCCGGCTCTTCGACCGGCTCGGGCGTCGGCTCCGGCTCTGGGTCCGGGTCCGGCTCGGGCGTCTCTTCGACCGGGCGCGCTTTGTCGCGGGCGCGCTCCATACGGTCTTTAGGCGAGTCGTCTACCGGGTCGGTTTTAACCTCGCCGACTACCCCGAGGATATCGCCGCCTCGGCCCCCGCAATGCGGACAATAGGCGTACTCGATATTAGGGATACGGGTCTCGAATTTCAGACCGCAAGGCCCGTTATTGCATTGAATAACGACCGCCTCGGCTAGCTCTAGCTTATGCTCTTGGCCCCTGGTTTGTAGCTCGGGTACCTCGATAACCTTACCGCCTTTAGCCGGTTTGGCCTTGGCAAAGTTATGCTTTTTACCCTCGCCGTCGATAACCTCGGTAACGTACAAGAAGCTATAGCCGTCGCGTACTCTGTACCGTTTCATGTTTTCCTTATTCATAATTCGCCCCCTCGTTTGTAGAGGACCGGCCCCGGCCCTCGTTGGTTTAGATTAACGGAAAAGGTGACTCTCCCCCGATTAACGGAAGCCCATAAGGGTAACCCCCCAACGCGAATATAAACGGGTACCAAGTACCCCCGCTAATATCGTAGCGTAGCCGTAAGTAGTCGCGTACCTTGCGCGTATCAACGTTACGTATTTGCGCGCTATCAAGAGGGTTAGTAAAATAACCGTCTTGCTCGTAAGGCATAAAAGCCCCCTCGTCGAAAACGTCGTTACTCACGTCGGCAAAGGTTAGTTGGAATAACTGAAACCATATATCGCTGTTAGCAATCGCCGCCCAACCGCCAGAGTTAACCTTACAGCCCGACGTACCGGCTACCGTGTTATAGTGTACCTGTATACAATTATTCGCGTCGGCGTCGTATACAGGGCGTATTACTATCCAAAAGTTACCCCCGTTAGTTACCTCGTAAGCTCCCCCCTGAAAGCCGACAAGGATAGGCGTCGGCCCCGAGGCGCTAATATCAGCGGTAGCAAAACGGTAACTCGCGCTATACGTCGGTATCCCTTGCGGGTCGCCCGCGCCGTCGTCGGCTACCACGTCTACATAAAACGACGGTACGTCGCCCCCCGCGTTCGCCGGTATCCCTACCTTGGATAACCAAAGTACAATGCCTATCGGTGTACGGTAGTCTACCGCCGACTGGGTAAAAGGTATCGCGATAGCGGTTTGTAGCGCCGCGCCCTCTTTTAGTTTTACGCTTCCGTCGTCCTCGCCGTCAAAAGTATTTTGATGATAGAGGCCGGGCTTAGCAGAGTCTTGGAGTACGATATTAAGAGTATCGCTACCCCCGCCGCCTAAGTTTGTCGGCTTAAACGCGGAAATACCCAACGACTTAACACGCGAGTAGATACCTGTAATAAAACTAAAAGGCGCGGTCGCTGATTTCGCCGGAAAGCCAACGTCGAGCGCGCTACTTACTCCTATATCAAAAGCTCTGCCCATTTGCTAACCCCCTCGTTATTTGTAAAGGCCGGGGCCTTGATAGGCCCCGGTACCTTATGGTTAAGTTACGTTAACGGGGCCAAGTTTGGCAAACCAACGTTAACTATATTTCCGATAGTCCAAGTCCCGCCGCTTACCGTATAGTGCGCCCGTACCGTATCTTTAACGGTCTTAAAATCGACCTCGATACGCTCGGCCACGTCGATAGCGTTAAGCCAACCCTCGGTTATCTGGGTAAAGACCGCGCCCGCTATGTCGGTAAACTCGCAGTAGTATAGCTTAAACCATACGTCTTCGTTAGCGATAGCCGCCCAAGCCGCGTCGTACTTTTTACAGCCCGACGTACCGACGACCGTATTGTAATGTACCTGTATGCAGTCGGTTGCGCTTAGGGTCGTATCGCCGCTTAGCTTAATCCAGTACAAGGTCGCCGCTGTAAGGTCTACGCCGTCCTCAAAGTAAAAGCGGGTCGGCGTGATAGAGTCGGGTACTGTAACCGCCTCTACCTTACGGCTCTCTGTAAGGGCTTGCGCTCCCGAGACCTCGGCCCCCGCCGGGTCTCCCGCCGCGTCGGTATCAATTTCAACCCATACCGACTCGCCCGCCGCGATAGTCCCAAGGCTCGATAGCATAAGGTCTACCGCTTGTATGGTCATATCAACCGCCGGGGTAAACGGTATCGCTATTTGCAAGTCGGTAGCCGCCGCGCTTCGTAGCTTACGGCTACCGTCGTCTACGCCGTCGTAGCCGTTAATTTGATCGGCGAGTTTAGGCGCGTCGCTCTCTTGTAGCTTAACGTCGAGCGTATCGGCCCCGCCGCCGCCGGTTACCGCCATAGCCCCAAGCGACGCTTGCGCCGCTTTAGCTAGGGTAAGCCCCGGAATAGCCCGGCTACCGCCAATCGCGGCGATATCAGCTATATGCAAGGGTAACGCGGTAACGTAGTCGCCTAGTCTGTTAGTACTCATTTTTTTAACCCCCTTTAAGGTTTGTTAGACCCTTTACGGTCTGACCCCGTCGGCGACCGCGAAGGCCTCGGGATGGCGAAGCGCCACGTCGTACAAGAGCGCGGCCTTAATGATAACCTGGTTTTTAAGGAAGGTTCCCTCGGCCTGGTCGCTCGTCGCAATTTCCAAACCGCCCCAGTATCCCAGAATCAGGTCGGCCCAGTCGCCCAAGATGATATAGGAGCAATCGTTAGAGGTACCCTTAGTAATGTTATTGGCTATCTGGTTGCTCATGCCAAAAGGTACGCCGTCGAGGTTACCCTCTTTGATATCATCGCGGAAAAGCCAACGACCGGTATTAACCGCGCCGCCGCCCTCGTCGCGGATCTTCTTGAAGGTATTTTTAGTTCTGGCGTTAAAGGCCCAACCCATTCTATCCATGTTTGCGTTAACGTTTTCGACCTCGTACTGCATATCATCGACGTCGATAGCGACCGGGGTAGCTCCGTTACCGACGTCGCCGTTAAGCGTATACGCCGTAATACCGACCGTATTAAGAATACCGACCGGCTCGTTAGCGGCTCCGCTCCCAAACATCGCCATATAGTCAATACTCAAAGCGAGGGCCTTAAGCAAGTCCTCTTGTATGATGCTATCGACGCTAGGGTTAGACAAGAGGGCCATGCGCTTACTATAGATAGTAGCGGCGGCGACCTCATGCGGTACCATGCTTAGCTCTTCAAAGCTCTGGTCGGTAGCGGTCTTGGCGAGGTTCTCGGCCACATGGTAAGCAACCGCGCCGCCCGCCAACCTGGGAATAGTAACCGGGCTTCCCATAAGGTTATTAAGGACGCGAGCGCCGAGCATTTCGACGACGACCTTAGCCCTAAGAAGCTCGATTAGTTCCTGGGGTAGGTACTCGGGCGGTATGATCGCGCCGCCAGAGCCGACCGCCTGGGTACTTAGGGCGCGCCAACGTTCGGCCCCCTCGTTGCATACCTCGCGCTCGTACTCGTAGCCGTCCCATGACTTACTAACGCAAGCTCGGATAACGTTACCAACATTCACCGGCTTTGGCTTGTCGTTACCTTCGCCGAGGTTACCGCCGGTAGCGATAGCAAGGGCGCGCTCTTTGGCCTTGGCCTCGGCCTCGGCTTGTCTGGCGTCCATGCTATCCAGTCGGCCCTCAAAGTCTTTTTGCCACTTGG